TTCTGTTGAGGAAAAAGAAAACGAGATACTGTCTATATCTGACAGGCTGGTAGAGTTACTTGCTGAAAAATCTACACAAGAAAATAAAGCCCAGTATGCAAGGGCTAGAGAGAAGCGCACGCGTCTGCGTGATGAGTGTGTTGAATTGAAGGCATTGGTTAGACAGGAAGACGCCCAGAAAGAATGGCTTTTACAGCAAGCGAAAATGGTATTCATGGCAGGAGCGAATGTATGAAACGCGATGAGGTATTAGATACAGCTAAAGAACTAATCAATGGTGAGAGAGCCAAGGATTATGGAGATGCTTTCGAGAACCATAATAAGATTGCAGAAGGTTGGAATATAATTGTGAGAGCCGCGATGAATGATCGTGGATACCTGACAGAGCAACACGTTATTCTTATGATGGATTGGGTCAAGACAGCACGTTTATTAAACTGTCCTGACCACAATGATAGTTGGGTTGATAAGATTGGCTATTCAGCTTTGGGTGCAGAGTTCACTGAACGCAATGAAGAGATAAATCGTAGGCTGAACATGTTCACTGGCAAGCCAGACAAGTTACGTTAGCCACCCATATATCTTTTTCGTCTGTACCATCCTGTCATCCAGACCATGGTATCCACCGTTCACTCTGCAACTGATCGTTTTAATCACGCTGTCTGATATACCTTTGTCTGCAAGATCGAATAGTTTGTTATGCTCAAAGAACCATATAGCACTGTCGAAAGCATACTCACCTTCCAATAATGATGGGTCGTTCAGAACTTCTGGCAGACGCATTTCCTTGGCGAACAGTCTGTAATTTGTATGGCCGGTGCATTGAAGGAAACCTCTTCCCAAAAATTTTGCGGCTTCGGCCTCAGAAATATTACCCATCCTACCAGCATATACTTTACCAGCCAGCTTACTTGGGTTGCGTGCGTATGGCTTTGCGTCTTCCACTGTCTTGAAGCGTGAAGGCCAGACCTGTTGTATCCGTTCGGGAGAACTATAATACAAACTTTCTTTGACGCGTTTGAAACCACCGCTTTCATGTGACGCCTGACCTAACAGGTGTGCCGCACGTTCTGGCGATAGTTCATAATGTTTAGCAATAGACCTTGCAGTGTTTGGCCCAAACGAACCGTCTGGTGTTGCACCACACTTCTCTTGCAACATCTTCATCGCGTTACTCATCTCTTTTCCTTTCAATGTGCAGACGCCAACAGTTTACAATGGTGTTTATACTCACCATCAAGAGTAGGAATACTTGCCAGTATTCCATTTATCTAACGCCGTTAGAAATGTATTTGAGTTCATTCTCAATAATCGCCACGCGTTGTTGTACTTCTGTGACCCTTGAGATCATGCTGGCTAGACCCGCCATTTCGTCCCACGCTTCTTCGAGTTCGTCCCAGATGCGATCAATGTCCTCACTGTTGTTCGCAACATCGCGTTTAAGATTAATGTTGTCTTCGATAGCCATGCGAGAACCAAGCTGACTGACAGTCTCTTCGAGACCTGATATGGTTGACGCCTGTTGAGATACCCACCAGACGCCACCTGCTAATTGCACGGCCATAGCCAATACTAATGCTATCGGTAATTTAAAATTTTCCATAGCTAATCACCACGATCCTTTCCACTAACATAACCAGCTACAACACCTACGATACCTGTGATGGACATTTGCAGTAACTCTATAATGTTTTGGTCTAACTCAGCGTCATGTTCTGACGCCATTGAAAACTCATCATACACAATCAAGCCAAGCAAAAGCATTAAGCCTGTAGCCATGATGAGAACAACTAAATCCTTTGTGTACTTCATTACTTCTTGCCTCCAAAGAATTTGGTGGCTGATCTTACGGCGAAGCTACTGGCAACGATTACACCCAATGTGTACTGATACCACTCTGGCATTGTAGACAAAGCCGCGAACCCGTCTGCAACAGCCTTCCGCCCCCACTCTCCACAGAACGAAAGCACTAACGGGATGCTAAATAAAATTACCAGAAATTCGTCTTTCCACGAGTTCTGGGTTCCTTGTGCCATGATGCGTTCCCAGTCTGCCTCAGACGTAGCCGCAGATAACATTATCTTTGCCTTCGCGTCTGCCTCAGAAACTTTCATGCGTGTCTCAGCCGCCTTCGTCTCAACCTTAGAGTTGAGCCATGTGCCAGCTAAGTTTGCTATTGGGCCAATAAATGCTTGTATCATTTCTCATGTCCTACCCATACGGCAAAAGCACCCGTGAGTGCGCCTGTTACAGTTGCAGTCAACGCTGTAGCTTGTGTGCTAACGACGTCTTGCGGTAGTGACATGAACCATTCAATAACGCGTATATACATGATGGTCATAACCAACATCATAAGACGCGGCATCAGTTTCCATGCCAGTATTTTCTCCATTGCTATAGCCATGTTTCACCTCAATAAGATTTGTTCCAACTTGATTGCCATCCGCCAGTGTTGCCGCTTGAGCCTTCACCTGCTGTGGCATCAACAATGCCCTCTCGGATACGTCTGTTTCCGCCAAGGATTGGAATACGAGTTGCTACTTCACGCATCGCCGAACGCTCTTTGGAGTTACTGTTGTCACCTTCATCGAAGATACCAGCAGTGACTTGCATTCCCGCGTTGCCTAAACCGAATGATGGGCCAAGAACTGTACCCCACATACGCTGTTGACCGTATGCTCCGTTATCTACTTGGCTTACTGCCGAGTGAATAACGTCACCGATAAGACCAAAGCCGCCCATCACAAGCATACTTTCTACATACCAACCAAGGAAATCATCCTCATCACCATGTACTTTCTTGTCATAGCCAAGAGCTTTGAGAACATTACGCTTTCGTAAGTCTGGGCTACGGTCATCATCACCACCACGCATCTGGATAACATCTTTTGCGGCCAGTGTTGCGACACCAAAAGCTGGCCCTACAGACGCGAGATACATCAGAGGCTTGAAGTTGCCATGGTTTGCTTCGCTAAGTATATGGCCTGTCATCCGTGACATCATCAGTGGGAAAGACTTGAGTTGGAAAACAAGTTGTCCAACAGGCGTCTGCGCCCACATAGGTATGTCATTTGGGTTGGGCTGGAAGATTGCATCGTCTGCGAACTTGATAATACCCATACGAATTGTATCGTCTGTCTTCATATCAATCGAACCAATACTTTCCCCGGCACGTTTTGCTCCGGGTAAGAACTCAGTAAGACCGTAGTTCTTTAAGAAACGATGTGCAGTTTTGTATTGTGCAGACTGTTTCGCGTATGGAACTCCTGTCTTGAAGTTAGTGAACGCTTTTTGTTGCATCGTCTTGAATGTTTCAAACCCAGTAGCACCTGCAATCATGCGGTTCATATCTGTCCACGGTGTAAGTAATGTCGCATTGAAGAATGCGTGCGAGGCTTTGTTGTCAGGCGCACCGTACAGGTGAACCATGCGCTCGTGTACAATATTCTCCATAGCAACACCTACGTTGCGGATCATCTCTCTGTAGTCAGGGTCTTTGAGGTTTTTAACTCCGTTTGCCCAAGACTTGAAAGAGCCAGAGCGAATGATAGGCAAGCCCAAGTCACCGATAGATGTCAGGGTGGTAAAGCCAAGGAGCGATACGTTGTTAAAGAAGCGTAGCGACCGCGATACTTTCATGCCCGTCTTACTTGTGCCGTGCATTGGTTTCTTCATCAGAATACGCATAGCGTTGTCGACGTACTCTTCGCCTTCATCGTATGCGATAGAGCCAGCTTTGCCTTTGAAGTCGTTCAATGCGCCAACGATTGCGTCTACACGTTTAGCATAGACGGGGTTTACCTTACCGTCTGGGCCAAGTGTTGCAATATCCATCAGCATCTGCCGCGCACCAGCGGGGCCAGATGTAGACGATACTTCCATTAACTTATCTACAAATGCAGACGCTTCACCTTCGTCACCTTGGAAAGGCATACGAATTGTATCTATAAGTGATGCAGTTTCCTTACGACCTGTTGGGTTCATGGCTGTGATGTCATATTCGAATTGCTTATTCTTTGTAAGCAATGCGACGATACCAGCTTTACCTTCTTTACCTACAGTCATGTAGTCAGATACTGCATGGCTATTTACACCAAAGCGTTTTGCAGACGTCAGACGGCGCGAGCTACCTTCCAAGTATTTAACAAGGATTGCTTCGAGATCATCTTCCAAGAACTTTTCGAGGTCATCCAATATTCCTGTGTCTGCGTACTTATCAAGTTCGATAACACGAGAATAGTCTACGTTCTCAAAAGATGAGTTCTTAGTTGTGCCTTTAACTGGGATGAACACACCTTCTTCTGCTTCATCTAACAACTTCAGCATAATACCTTCAGCGAAAGCATTAGCTTCTGCGTCTGTGTACTCAGCACCCATGTTTGTGCGCTCGATAGCGTAGTATCTCTTCATCTTTTCAATGAACTCAGGACGGTTCTTGTTAATTACCTTCTGGCTCCAGACTTGTGGCAGATAGTTAGGGCCACGATTTCCTACATGGAAGCCTTCATTGATAAGCTCGTTGCGTTCAGCAGATAGAGTTGCTCTGATTTGACGATAGATATTACGCTCGTCTGCACTCAGTGCTTTCTCTTGGCGTGAACCATCACCTCGGCGCAATGCTCGAACAATTCGGCTGTAAGATTTAGGCTGTTCTTGGCCAACACTTGCTGTTGTTTTACGGAAGTAGCCACGTAGTATTCCGTCTGTATCTGGTAATGCGGCCAGCTTATCAGCAATAGGCATAAACTTCTTAGCAAACCGTTGGTTCATATCCGGGTAATGTTCTTTGTACTTGTCACCAAGCCAGTGCATCCCTTGGTTTTTGATACGGGTCGACAGACGCTCGAAGTATTTGAATGGGCCAGACTTTCGTACAGCTTGCTCTTCCTTCGGAGATAGCTCGCGCTTGCGCATCATGGACATAACTGCACCAGTTATAGTGCTGTTTGTACCTTCTTGCTCAAGTAGCTCACCAAATTGTCCGGCTGGAATATCACTGATGCTTTCAACGCTTTCGTTCATCATAGCGTCGATGACGTCACCGTTCACACCTTTTGGAATTGGTCGGTCAAACTCTAAGATGCTGTTGTATATCATCTCGTCGTTGCTATCAAAGTAATCAGCGTCAATATGCTTGGCTTGCTCTGGGTTAAACAAGACCGCAGACGTGTGCATTGTTGAAGATGCACGATAGCTATCTCCATTCGCCATTATATCTTCGCCATCAGCCAATGAGTTGCGGTGCGTTGTAAGC